AATTAACCGCCTATGGTTGTAATAGGAACAGCAAAAGTTTCTTCATTGCTGTTCTTTTTCTCATCAATTTCAGATTCGATTTGGTTTTTTATATTAGTTATATAAGTATCGCCTAATGCAGATTGAACCCAGTTGACAGCGTTTTCTTCTGTGATATCGTTTTTCGCCACATAAGATGATGGGCTTAATGATTCCAAACTAAGTTCGACTTCGCCAGACGAATAAGATTTGTATTCTCTACTAGCAACAGTTTCAGAGCCTTGTAGAGTCCATTGAACCTTATAAACAGTATCCGAAAACTCCTCATATTCTTTGTATGCTGTGAGTGTATTGGTTTTCCATGTGTAAGTAATTGCCATTATTTTTCCTCTTTGATATTAAACATACATGACGACTAATTTTATAATGTCACTAGCAGCGACATCACCACCAAGACCGACTCTGATAATGTTGGTATAGCCATCGGTATATGTGACAAAACCAGCATCTGATCTATAACCCATCTTTGCAACATTAGCACTGGAATCATAAATGCTTGGAATACACCCTAAATAGTTAGCACGATTTATATTTGTCTCAACATCAACATAACCAGAAGTCACATTTTCTGAATTTATTGTTAGGTCATATTCACTCATTTTAATCCCAACATTATTTCCATCGTCACCGCCTTGTCCTGATGTAATACCATAAGGGACTGATACTTTTCCATCACTCGCTACCCTCATTCTTTCAGTTGGTGCTGTGTCAGTAGTTGCATCTCTTGTGGCAACTATAAAATCACCTTTGACAGAGCCAGAGCCACTTGTGCCAATCATTCCAAAAGTAACTGGTGAGTAAGTTGTATTACCACCCCAACCAGCACCATACATAGCATATACACCAGTATTATTGACACTACCGATTCTTACAATGGGTGTTCCGATACCATTGTATGTTTGTTCTGCATCTATATCTAAAGCTGAGTTTATGTCTGTTTGTCCGATTCCAACATTTTTTTCATCTAGTGTAAGTGTTTCGTGTAAATCACCAGCAGATTGAACAAAGAAAGACAAATTACCTTTGTTGGCAGTACCCGAACCAGGATCGTTTGCAACACCTCTTATCTCTGCATAAGTTTCTTTTCCTCCAGCATCTTTTTCATCACCTGTAAATCGGATAACACCAACATCTGTATTATCACCAATACCACCTGTTGTTTGGTCGTTTAAGTACAACTCAATAACTGCTGCATCATCTGTGTCAGCGTTTTGGAAATTTTCTAAAAGAAGATGTGGTGCGTTATCTGAAGTGGAATAAATGTGAACATCTGTGCTTGGAGTTCCAGTGCCAAATCCAACCCGATTATTTCCACCATCAACAAAAAGCATATTGGCATTGCCATTGCTCTCGACTCTGAAATCTAAATCTACTGAGTCTTCGTTTATAACTGTTTCTGTGTTACTAGCAAGAACCCTAGAATTTTGTGCGCCAGCTAAAATGGTATAAAGCTCGAAACGACCATCTTCTGTGCCATCGGAAGCATCGACAATCCTCGAAGCCAATCCAGCATAAACCACATCTTGAGAGTTATCGTTTCTGCCTTCAAACTGTATTTCACCTATGTAATCGTTATCTGCTGGCGAACCTGAGTTTCGATACATTCTAAGATTTGGCCCGACTGCTGCATCAGCATCAGTAGAGATAAGAGAAAGCGTATCGGTGTTGTCTGCTGTTGTAATTGTTGATGCCAAAGTCGCAGAAAGTGAAGTAAACGCACCAGTTGAAGGCGTATTCGCCCCAATCGGGCTTGAATCTATGTTTGCGCCATCGATGTTCATCGCAACGCTTGTGCCAGTGGCACTGAAGATTGCGTCAATCGTATCGAGGTCGGTATTGAGCTTAGTTCCCCATGTATCCGTCGACGCCCCAGGTTCAGGTTTTGTGAGTGATAAATTTGTTGTGGTTGTATCGGCCATATCCTAATTACCTATGTTTTAAATATATAAATGAACAGCCGTATCAGGCTGCTTTATCAGTCCAGGGTGTTGAGGGATTATTGGTCTCAGTCCATGTTGTCGTGGCGACTGTCTGATCTGTATAAGATGTTGTCGTCACACTTTGGTCATTCCATTTTAGACCACCTATCGCTGTAAATCCACTAGCAGATGAAATTGTTGCAGTGGCCCGATCGATCTGTCTGCCGAGGGCAGTCATAGAGGAAACAGCAGCAATGGTTGATTGTGCCGCTATGACATAAACAGCCGTTGCAGTAAATCCTGAAGTTTCAGCCAGCGTAGCTGCGCCGAGTTTGACAATTAAGCCAGCACTCGTGAAGCCAGAAGTTTCTGCCATGGTTGCCGATGCAACATGGATTCTGCGACCGACCGCAGTAAATGAGCTGGATGCTGCAATGGTCGCTTCACCCCGATCAATTTGCCTGGCAGTTGCCGTGAACCCTGATGATGCTGCAATGGTGGCTTCGCCACGATCGATCTGTCTTGCTGTTGCGGTAAATCCAGAGGTTTCTGCGAGAGTTGCAGAGCCGAGCAACACAAGATGTCCTGTTGATGTGAACCCTGATGTTTCTGCGAGAGTTGCCGTGCCTAAAAAGACAATATGGCCCGTTGATGTAAAACCAGAAGTTTCAGCTAGGGTTGCAGATGCAGAAAATGTGATTGCGCCAGATGCATTAAAGCCACTGGCTTCTGCCAGTGTTGCTTCACCAAACTCGAATACGGGTTGTCCGTAAAAGGACTTCCCATAACCGCCATAACCATAGCCGACTGAGGCCATGTGATTAACTCAATGTGATGTCTAGGTCGCCCGCATCAAATCTAAACACATCTCCACTGGAAACAGTCTTACTTGCTGTTAGTGCTGCCCATGCAAGTAAGTTTCCGCTAGAAGAAGCATCATACACACCGACCCATCCAACGCTGCCCCATGTGCCAGTTGCGGTTGCAAACTCGGCAGCACTGGAATTGGTTGCTGTTGTAGGGTTTGTGCCACTGACTGAGAACGCGCAAGAAATCCTAGCGTATGATCCACCTGAGACTTCTGTGCCACCACCTGTATCAGAAGGCGCAGCAGTAAAAAGTCCTAAATAGACAGTACCAGGCGTTGTAAACGCAGTGTTCGCAAATGTGTGTTTGAGTAGTTTGTCCTCAAGATAATCCGAAAAAGCCATATTTATCCTCTATTAATTATTGCCCCAATAAACAACTTGTTTCTGGGTTCTGCCGTAAGTTCTTCGCCTCGGAATCATTGATCCTTTGCCGAAAGCGGCACGTTCTTGTTCCATCCTCATTTCTTCCAATGCCTTATCAAATAGATTGGTGAAACCCGCTGCGCGGTCATCTTCCATGAGATAAATCGATGCAGTGCGTAAACACCCATAAAGGTAAACATCGGGATAGCTTGTTGAGACAAAGTTTGAAGTATTGCTACTGCTCAGTGCTGATACTTTTGAGAAGTACGTTAATTGTAACTCATATGAGCCATCAGGTGTAGGACATAATTCCATGGTGTCATCGACCAAGGCGTAGTAAACGGGTTGGCCCGTGCTGTTGTTGTTCTTTTTGCGGTAAACATCCAAAGACTCAATGCTCATTTGCATCAATGGACTGAAATTGTTTGCTGTGATCTCGACATTGATGGCCTCTAACCAGTCTGTCGGTAATGTTAAATATTGGGCATCGGCAGTTGCGGTTGCACGTTTAACCATGTCTTTTGTTCTGAGTTTGCGATTCAGCTCTGCCTCGGTTTGAATGATGAATGTGTCCATCATTGAATCTAAATCACTGCGATTCAGATAATTTGCAACTGCTGTTTTTAATTCACTGTATGTCATATTTTCCCTTGCCAAGTGCGAAACGCTTTGTTGTCAGGATCATTCAGCCAACGCTTCATTTTAGCCTTATCATTGACCCAGCCTTCTCTCATAGCTTTCTGATAAACAACCATTGGAATCTCGGCAACGTGGCGCATTTCTTTACCTGGTGTTTGCTTGCTCAAAACCTTGCAATGCTCAATGATCGGTCTCACGTCTTGCTTGGTTTGATAAACAAAGTTATCGCCCTCGGTTGCAAACTGATTGACGAGACCGCCTGATTTTATTTCCAATGTTGTTATTTTTGCCATTTTTAAATAGTGGGGCGATTTCTCACCCCACTAAATTACTCACTTACGATGTAGATAAGTCAGCAGCTAGACCATGAGCTTTCTCATTAGAACACTCTAGTCCGTACTCGACCACAATCATCTTAGTGACAGCATCACCGATGGTTGAAATGTCAACAGTTTCAAAATCTCTAAGATAAGAAACTTTTGCCATATCAGGATCGATGAACAGTGCAGTTCTGCCTCTGCTGAAGTTAGAAGGCATTACCTTCAACTCACCAAAGTCTCCAGAATACACACTCACGCTGGCTTCGATCGCTGTTGCATCGATCATTTGCCTAGCAGAAGCTCGTCCAGTGAAACCAGACACAACGCCTTTGACGTGAGAACCGACAACCAACATAGTTGGCTCGCCGCCGTTGTCAAAACAAAGTTGTTGTACGTCTTTCAAAATGGTTTCTGTGAACGCTCTTTGAGTGCCGTCTGTAGGTGCAGCACCATTACCAGCACCAGCTCCGTTAGTGCCTCTGGAAACATTGGTTTCAATCCAAGTTTCAAAGCCACCCGTTTGCCTTGCTGTTGCAGCAGCACCCGCGTTTTTGGCAGTGTTTCCACAAATGGTTTTCTCCATGTCGCGTTTCAGGGCTTTTGCCATAATTGCGAGTTGGTGAGCCATTTCTGATTTCTTACCAGCGGGATCAGATGCTTGCTGTGAACCTGTCACAGTTGCATCTCTGCTTGAGATTTGACATACGTTGCTTTCCCTTACAGTCGCAGTAGAGGCAGCTCTTGAAAGTTCAAAACCTTCAAGTTGTCCTGTTGCTGATGCTGTAGGCAATGCTTCTGTTTGCCAGTCAAATTGTACATTCTTTACCGAATTACGGCCAATAGCTGACATGACAGGAGTTGACATTGGTGAAATGTTGTAAATCAGATCACTCAAAGCCTCTCTGTCAGCAGTAGCAGTATAGGTATCGACATTATTATTATCGTCAAACTGTTTATGGATGACTTCTTATAGTTTCTTATAAGATTGGACTATATCATCAACTCTAAGAGTTGCACCGCGCTCTTGGGCTTTTACCATCCTCGTCTTATTCGTTAGGACTCCATAACCTAGTCTCTGAACCTTACAAACATTTCTGCTTGTCTTGGCTGCTGATTACCCTCGTCTTATCCGTTAGGGCTTCCCAGCAGTTCACGGTGTTTTAAATGCTCAAGATACGTTATTAAGCATTGGTCACTTTGGCCATGCTAATACTCCTTCTAGTTGCCTAGAAATTAAAAGTTAAATTAATTGTTCAAATACTTTCGCCGCATCTTGGACTTTCCCAGATTTGGCTAATCGTGCTTTCGATTTCTTTAAAGGAGTGCTTGTTTTTTTACGAGAGACCGAACCAGGTTTTGCAACTCTGTTTCTAGCCGATGCCTTCTGAGTGGGTTTTTTCTTCACAGCTTTTTGCGTTTTATTTTGCATCCAGCTATTTCTTAACCCCATCAACAGGCGGTAATCATACACTTGGTTGATTTCCTCTGCTGTAAATCCCAAATCATTGATTGCGTGATCTCGAATCGCCAATTTTTCTTCTTGTTGGATGGTGTTATCCTTCCACTCAGGAACATGATTCAGAATTTGCTTCTCGCCATATTGCATATACTTCTGTATTTGCTCTTGCTGTTTCACTTGATCTTCTTCTTGAAGTCTCGTTTGTTCAGCTTGTACGGCTTGCAATTTCTGTTGTTTTTCATTCCATAAATCGCGTTCTCGAACATAACCAATGGGATCGTTAGAATACAAAGTTTCCCAGTTAGGCTCGTCACCCAAACTTTCGCTTAATGCAGCTTCCATTTTGGGCAGCAGTTCCTTATAAATCGCCTCGTTTTTTGCAACCTCGCCTTGTTGTTCTTCAACAGTCTTACGCTGTTGAGCGAGTTCTTGAGTCTTTCGAGTGTAATCTGCTTGTCTAGAATACGAGCTTTGAAGTTCGTCAATGGTGACTTCAACATCTTCGCCGTTTATTTTAACGGCATAAAGTTGAGGTTCACTGACTTCTTCTATCTCATCTTGTTCATCGTCAAGAGTTTCAGTTTCTTCTGTTTCTTCAAAGTCATCGGCTAAGAGTTCTTCTTCTTCGACAATTTCTTCTTCAACAGTTTCATCGGCTTGTAACTCTGCTTGTGCCTCTTCTGGGTTGTCCTCTTCAGGTTCCAGGTATTGCTCAAATGAGGTCACAGCCTCTTCCATGTTTGTTTGTAAATCCAATGGTTTTGGTTGAACCGTGTTGGCCATAATATTATCCTTGAAAATTATTGATAATTAGATTGATTCTAACCCCTTGGTATTTGTAAATCAATCACTAGACCATAACTTTTCGGATTCTTCTCAAATTGGTTTGTGTGATTTTTCCTTTTTCAACGATGATTCGTAGATGTTTTTCGATCTCTGGCAACAGCTTGACCGCTGAGTGCATGGATTCTCTAAACGCTTTTTCGTCTTGATTGGATTGCAACCAGAGCTGGATGTATTCATCGTGCAGTTGTTTAATTGCTTTCTTAAAAACGTCAGAATTAAGGATTAGTTCTGCCTCGTTGGATTCGAGGACTTCTTCTCGTGTACTCATGTGTCTCCTATTTTATTAATGATTGATTGTATGCCACCAAGACTTAGTGGTTGATAACCGCTTGGCATTTGTGGCAATGAAGTAATCGATTCAGCCATTGAAGGCAAAGGCGCGAATGGATCATATATCAATGGTGGCCCACTCATTTGTTGCACAGGGGGTGGGTCGTAAACATAAGGCGTATACACATCGTCAAACACCGTATATCCTTCTGGCACTTCTGGCGAATATGAAATGCCTGGTGCAATAAAATCTCTCGGCTCAAAGACGGGGTTTTGTATAGTGAATGGATTGTAATCGACTGGCACAAAAGGTGTGCTGTCTCCATCGAGAACTCCCGCGCCAATACCCAATCCAACCACATCGCCAATGCCGACACCGACATCATCGGTTGTGCCGTCATCAGTATTGCCCGTTCCAGTATCACCTGTGCCAGTATCACCTGTGCCAGTATCGCCTGTGCCAGTATCGCCTGTGCCAGTTGAAGTAGGTGTAGGTGTAGGAGTTGGTGTAGGAGTTGGTGTAGGGGTAGGAGTTGGGGTTGGAGTAGGTGTAGGCACTACAGGAGTTGGGGTTGGCACTACAGGAGTTGGGGTTGGTGTAGGCGTAGGTGTAGGTGGAACTGCGGGAGGCCATTGATCGGTTGGAGGCACGGGCGTAGGCGTAGGAGTCGGAGTCGGAGTTGG